CCTGTATTAGAACCAACAGGGTGTGTAGGTTGTTGAGATTGATTATATGAAGCTAATGTAGGTATATTCTGTTGATTCTGATTTAGCAAACTAAAGTTTTGATTTTGTGGATTAAATTGTGATTGAATATTTTTTATTTGTCCATCATATAATGCAATATTATTTTGTAGTGCTTGTTTTTGTTGCAATAGAGCATTTCTTTGTTCAATTGTAAGATTTCCTGAGTTTAATTCTTTATCTATCACACTTATTCTTGCAAGTACATTGTTTTTTTCTGTTACTAATTTATACAATTTGCCATATAATTTTTGAGCTATTTTATATTGGTCTTGTCCATCTTTTAATAATAATTCAATTTTCTTTGTGTTAAGTTTATCCTTGTTTAAATCATAATTCCTATTAGCGTCCTTTTCTCTAAAATTCAAATCATCATATCTGTATTTCATGAGAGCTTCAGCATTTTTTCTTCTAAAATTCAAATCCTCTCTTCTAAAGTTCAAATCATCTTGTCTGTATTTATTCATAAATTCATCTTGTTGAACCTGATGCATAAACTGTGCAGTCTGTAAAAGTTCTTGTTGTTTTCTTGCTTCTTCTTGTTCAAGAAGCATATTCATCTTTAATGCTAAAGAACCAGAAGAATTAAATATATTTGCTACAGAATCAAGCATTTTTGAGGCATTAGCCATTCCTTGATTAGCTACAGAACCACCCTGTGCTAATGCTTCCATATATGGATTTTGCATATTTTATCCTTTAACCATTCATATAAGAATCAGTAAGTTTTTTTCTAACGTTTTGTATTCTGTCTAATTCCTGTTTGGTTCTATTCCATTGTTCTTTTGCCATACTTAGTTGTTCTTTAGCTAATCCGTATTGTTTAAACCCAAGATATAAACCACCAAGAGTTGATAATGTTGACACTCCTAAATTTAGTGGTTTTAGATAATTATTTACCAAACCATTAGTGCCAAAATTTTGATTGGCATAATATTCTGATTTTAATGCGTTTAAATCATAATTGAAAACAGCATCTTCAGGAGATAATACAGGATTTTGAATCATAGCGTTATCAATAGCTTTCAATTTACCTATACTCATTTGGTTTAAAGTGTATGTACCAAGAGTTGGTGTTATATATGGATTATTTGCCATTTTCTGTTCCTTTGTAGAATTTGTAAGTTATTTAAATCATAGAACCAACAGGAGTGGTTCTATTGTTTAAACAACTTTTACAAAGTATTTGTTTACATATCTTACAGATGCGTTAAGATTTTCCTTCTCTTGAAGTCTTGCTATCCTGTTAGCTTTCTCCTGAGAAACTCTTAATTGTTCCATAATAGCTCTCGGGTCTGTTTTGCGGTTAACTTTTCTTGGTTCTTTTATTCTTTCAATTGTTTTAACATCATTTTCAGATAAGATAACTGGAACATCGAAAGGAATAACTTTTCCATTCACTTTAACAAATCCCTCTCTGTCTGCGTTATCAGTTGCAGGTTTTATTATAACTTTTACTTTACCGTTTTCCATTTTAGCTTTTGCCATAAGTTCTCCTTTTTTTTATTTATTTAACTAAATCGTGAGAACCAAGAGTGGTTCTCACTGTTTAATTAAATATCAAAATGGAATTTAATTAAACCAAGTCTTTCAGGATATATAGTTGAAGCACCTAACCAAGATTTCCATCCGATTGTAGCAACTCTGTTAAGTGGGTCATCACCATTTTGACCTAACCCTTTAACGATTACTTCGATTCTTTTCTTACCTCTTAATGGAACGTTTGCAGTGTGCTCTTTACCAAGAATTAACATATATCCGATGTTTTTATCATCTTCTTGTTCGATAAGCATATTTTCGTTTTCGATTATTCTTACATCTTTAAGCATACCGATTTCACCATCAAGAGGTTTAACAGAACTTGATGCATATTTTTCAAGAGGTACAAAGTCTGGATTGTCTTTTAATGCATCACCTGCAAGTGTGTTTACAACTCCAATATATCTTGACCACACTGGTTTTGTTTTATAGTTTGGGCTTGAAGATAGAATAGAGTTTACATATTTGGCACCAGATAGTTTTAATTGCAATGAGATTTTTCTAACCGCTTTAGACATAGAACCACTGGTTGCATCATCTTCTGGTGCAGTATTGCTTGTGATATCTACTAAATGTCCTGCCGCATTAATCATGATATCTCTGTAAAATCCATCAATAATGAAAGAAGCAACATCGCTGTATTGTCTAACATTCTCACTTATTGTATACATATCATGGAAAGTTTTAACTTCTTCTGTTACTGTCATAAATGCACCGATAGGGAATATATCAGTTGATTGTTCAACAACTTTCATTTGACCTTTTTCTGTTCCAGAGCTTCCTTCTGGAAGGATAAAATCTTGATATGCGTTCTTATTAACTAATGTTGCAATTCCCTCTCCATTAGCAACATCGTTTCCAGTATAATCTGTGTAGATTTCGTTTGCTAACATAAGGTCTTTCATTGGAACCCATTTTCTGAATACGATTTTGGTTCCATTGTTTTGAGGAAGAGCTTTTTGCATTGTTGCAAATTTATCAAAGATTGTTTTTTGTGCTACCTCTGTAGCCATAAGTTTATCAACGTATGCTTGTTGTTTTGCACCTAATCCTGAACCTTGTGTACCATAAGTAATTGTTGGCATTGTTGTCTCCTTTAACTAAATATTTCTTTTTCTAATTCTTCAAGAGATTTGTTGTCCCAAATCTCATCATAGGTTTCTTCAATTGTTTTTCTTTTTGTTTTTGTTTTAACAGTCTTTTTAGGTTTAACTGTTTCTGTTGGTTCTGATACTTGTCTTTGAACAGGTGAAATGTTTTGCACTGCATATTGATAAGCCTGTAACCAGCTTAATGCGGGATTTAAGGCTTTAATCTTAACTGCTTCAGGCAACACCTGTTCAAATTCTCCTGTTTGTACAGAACCAACGAATGCAGGGAATACATCAGGTTTATACAATTCAACTTTGAATGTATCGTCTAATGTATCCCATATCTTTGATACTTTACCTGCTAATTCAGGGTCTCTTTGAGTTAGGTCTGAGTAGAATTCTCTGATTGGGTCTTCTTCTTGAACCTCAGGTTTGTAGTCAGCACCTGTTGGTTCTTCTTCAGAGAAGAAATCATCTTCAGGTTCTAACTCGATTCCGAATTTATTAGCAAGGTATTTAATTGCTTCTGCTTTACCATTTTTAGCATCTGCAAGAGCTTTAACGTCTTCTGGTGTAATACCAGCTTCTTCTATAATTGAAGCTATATTTCTTAACGGTTTAATCTTATTCATTTTAAATGAATAGTCTAAACCTTTTTGCATAAGTTCAATAGCTTCATCTTCAGTTCTTACCCAGATTTCTTTTCCTCTGTATTTAAGAGGTCTAGTTATAACAAGCCCTTGTGGTTCATTACTTTCTTCTTCAGAACCAACATCTGCTTTTTCGTCTTTTTTTTCAACTGGTTCTTCAGTTGCTTTCTCATCTGTTGGTTCATTAGATAATTCGCTAATATCAATCTCATCCAAGTCTTTTTCCCAAACTTCATCATATTCATCTTTTTCCTCTGTTTGAGGATTTTCATCTGTTTGGGTTTCTTTAGTGTTATTCTCCTCTGTTTGAGGATTATTGTTTTCATCGCTTTGAGCTGTTGGCTCTTCTAAAGTGTTTTCGTTAGAACCAAGAGTCTCATCAGCGTCCAGCTCCATATTAGGAGCAGGAGTAGCTAAAGTGTTCAACTCTTCCATCTAAAATCTCCTTTTTTTTAAGATTGTTCTTCTTCGGTAATTGTAGCAGAATTTATTAGCTCATCAAAATAAGCTCTTAAGTTTTGTCTTGCTTTCAGTTTATCAATAACAGCTTTATTGTCTAAATCTTCATTGAAAACGATGTCTTTAATATCAGTTCCAAGATATTTGTCAACTACAAATTCTTTGAAATCTTCGTTTTCTAATAATCTAAAAATAGCGTCTCTATTCATTATTTTTCTCCTTTACTTTGTTTAATACATCAGCATATTTGTTAGCTATATCAGCATCAACGCTTAATGCTTCTTTCTGTGCTTTAACTTCTGTTTGTTTGGTTCTTGCTAAAGCATTCTGAGCCAATGCACTCTCTTTTTGAGCTTTAGCTTGTTTTTCTGCCATTTCAAGTTGCATCATTTGTTGTTGCATTGGATCTGGTTGAGGTTTGTAGTTTGCTATTTCATCGGCTAATTCAGGATAGTCAAGTAGCTCTGTTAGCTTAGCTAATAGTTTCTGAATCACATCTGGTGGACAAGCTCCTGCCTGAACCAAAGAACCAGCTTGTTGCATAAGCATATTTATTTGATTTATTTTAACAGATTTTAATCCATCTGTTCCTACTCTGAATTTAATATCGTATTTAACATCTTCTTTATTAAAGATATCGTTCACTTCTTTTGCTATCAATAACATAGCTTTTTGTTTAGTGTCTTCTGGTAATTCATCAACACCAAATTCTTTTGCTAACCTCATCGTTTCTTTAGCTTTAAGCTCAGGGATATTAATACCTGTTATTTTTTCTATCTCTTCATCAGATAAATACTTCATCATCATTTGAAGCCATTTGCAAAACATCTTTTTAAGAGCATCTTGAATATTAATTGAAAACATAAGCAATCTAATTTGAGATTGGTTCATCATAGACTGGAAATTGGATGCAGGTGAGTTTAATTCTTTACCAGATACTCCAGCAACCGTTCTATTAACACCTGTTAATCCCTCCGCTTGGTTCTCTATTATTTGAAGCATATTATAAACGCTTGAAGGTAATTCATTAAAGTGACCATCCATTACTACTTGATTTAAAGGAACACCGGTAGCATTGACTTCTACAACAGGATGTCCACTCATTAATCTTTTGTAGTTTACTGCATCAAGGCTTCCTTTTCTAATGAATTTAGTTCCGTTATTTGACATAGACATATTATCTATTACTCCTCTTACTATCGAGGTCATAAATTTTTGCTCATCTGCTATTATTTCCGCTAAAGCATCTCCCCAAATTGAAAATTCTTTTTTAAATAAGTTTACAGGAATGAAAGGATACCAGTTAAAATCATATTCTTTAGAACCAATCACATCAACAGTATTGCCTGAGTCTGATAAGAAGAAATCAATTTTTATTTTTCCATTATCTCTATACCAGTACTCATATACGTAAATCTTTTTATCTTTTTTATTCTCCTTATCTTCCTCTTCTAATCTCCACAACTCTCTGCCGTGCAAATCATCTCCAGATTCAGAACCAATGCTTTGTTGTCTTGAAAAGAATCTATTTACAACTTCTTTATCATATAGTGGATTAGACAATAAGTCCTCTTTTGTTGTAGGATATCTGACTATAATGTATCTACATTCGCCTATACTATAAGCTGTTGGATCTGTAAAAATGTCTTCATTAGGAATGATTTGAGCATGAGGGCGGTTTTTGATAACTTTCTCTATTGAGATTTTATATCTAGAACCACCGAGATGTTCTACTTTTGCTCTCTTCTGGACAAATCTGTCCAACATTGAAGGGTCTTGCACTTCTACAACCTGTTGGTTCTTTTTAACTTCCTTATCCCAAGAAACATAAATAAATCCTGTGCCTTCTTTTGTAGGAACATTAACTAATGTGTTTATGAAAGTAACTCTGTCAAATTCTTTATCCCAGTAGTAGTTTAATAATTTTTCATCAAGTTTAGCCTTAATGATGTCGTCTTTGGTTCTTGGTTCTATTTGTACTATTTCAGAAGATGAAAGAAACGGTTTTGCCAAGTTTGCAGTTAATGTTATAGCCTGTTTTTTTATTAATTTCCAAACTATTTTACTTCTTCCATCAATTTCATTACCAAGAGGTTTTCCTTCATATAAATCCAACCATTCCTGTATCTTCTTATTTATCTCTCCTTTAAACTCTGATGCTTCATGAAAGTTTTGAGATATTGTTTCTTTGTCCATAATTATCCTTTTATATAAGATTTTTATCGTTTATTGTTGATTCGTTTACAGTATTGTAATATAAATCATTAAAATCATACAATAAACTGTATTGTAAATCATAATAAGAACCAATCTGCTCCATAGGGATATAGATTGTTTGTTTTTTTATACTATTTATAGTTTCTGCAATTTCTTCTCTTTCTTGTTCTAATTCCTGAATAGAAACTACTATATCTTGTGTTTCTTTTTTAAAATAATATTTTGCTAACTCAACTGAAAAGTTTGCTATATTTTCAAAGCTTAATGTGTTGGTGTTCGGATTGCTATAGGATGAAACTGCAACTGACATTGCAACAGTTAATGCCATTTTTAATTCTGGCGATAAATTTGATGAAGCTATTATATTTCCAGCTATACTCATTCCTATGACAAGTGCTGGATTTCCAGTTGCGATAGAAGCTACTACAGTAACAACAAAACGGAAAAATCCAGATTCAAAGAATGATGTATGAACCACATCGTGTGAATAAGCTAATAGAACAAGACATTCTTTAATAAACTCATATCTTTCGTGTACATTTAATTCTTTTACCCAGTTTAATGGAATGAAATAAAAAAACTCTTCATCTTCTTCTGTATATGAAGTAGAACCACCGTCTGAGGCTTTAATTTTCAATGAATAACTAGAGCGGATCGTTCCATGCCTCTGTATCGTGCTTATTGCATAGGTAAAAGAATTACCTTCAATGTCTATTGTTATATTATTATTTTCTCTATATAAAGCATTAAGATACTTTGAAAAATAATGATAGTTTTTGTCTTTTGTAGCGTAAGTTATAATAAATGTTTTTAGAGTGTCAGAATTAAGGGAGTCAGTAATATCTTCATATTTTATTCCAACATTAGATAATGCTACATGCATTTTTTTGTCTTCCTGTTGTATTATTCCATTATTTTTAACGACTATACCGAGAACCTGTGTTGTTTTAGCTTCCCTTATTATATTATCAAATCCATTCCAAATATGTTCCTCGTTTTTATTATCTAGATACTTTATTCTTATTGATACTCTTTTGTCTGGATTATATTCTATCTTCTCTGGATATATATGTGTTTCTCCGTCTTCACTATAAAAAGCATCTTTCTCCTTTGATAGCATTATATAATAATCAGTCTCATTTACATTGTCTTCTGACACTTCTGAGACAACAGCTGGTATTTCACTTTCATCTTTTTCTGATTTTTTTTTCATTATATAATATGTTTTATTTCCATATTTAATTGATGGTAATTCTATTGTTTCTGTGTTACCGTTTACAGTAAAAGTAAATGTTTCTGTGTCAGTGTAATCAAGCGTTAAACTCTCATTGTTTTTTAATTGGTCTACAACGTTTAAGTAGTTATATGGGAAAAAGAACCAATCGGTTACTTTAGTAATAGTATCATCTACTTGGTTCTTAATAAAGTTAAAAACTGCTTCATCTGTGAGCATTTCCTGTGTCATATTAACTTTAGCAGTAAAACCAAGTTTTTCAAAAATTTTTAAATTAATAGGACGTTGAGAGTTTTTTAATAGACCTTTGAAAATATCAGTTCCTTTTTTACTATAAACTGAAAACTGAACAAGATTCTTTTTAAATAAATCAGTATCTTGGTTACAGATTGGAGTTATCTGAAGGCTGTATATATCATGAGATTTACTTCCCATTATAACTTCTCTAATACATATTTTGTGTAAAACTGATAATGTTCAATAGGTTTAAAACCTATCAGTTTGTTTAGCTTATGAGCTTCTTTGTAGAAGTTTGCTGTATTTACAAAAATAGAACCAATAGTGCTCACAGTTTCTTTAGCCAACTGTTTTATATCTTTTACAAACTGCAATGCATTGGTTCTGTCTAAATCTTGAGAGACGAAAAAGATTATATGTCCGTCTCTTTGTAGGATAATAGGAACTAATGGACTATTGGTTCTGTTATCAAAAACAATAAAGTATTTATTATATCTTCCATATCTTGAGTTTATAGCTTTTAGATAGCATTCTTTTACGTTTTTACAGCCATAGAGCATAGCTTCAATATTGTCTTTATGTTTAAACTTAACAGAACCAACGATAGCTTTAAACTCTTCTTTAGATACTTCTTTATACATTAAATAACCTTACTTTTTTTTAATTATTACTCAATTCCAAATTCTGATTTGAAATTATTGTACAGTTTAGAAACTTCATCGTTTGATACTACTGAAGGTTTATCATCAAGCATTCCTGAACTAAACATTATAGCCCAAGCATTCATTTGAGAATCAAACATTTTAAATTTGAAGTTATCATCGAATCCTCTTCTTTGTCTTTGAAGTGTTTTTATGTTCTCTTCTATTTCATCTTGTCTTTTTCGTTCTGTTATTTGCTGTTCTTTTATTAATCCTATTTGAGCTTCTTTCATTGGAGCTTCAAAAGCTAATTGAAGACAAGTATTCATAAGGGTTGAATATACATTGGCATAGTCTGTTCCTTTTAATCTACCCTTATTAAACTGTTTATCCAAATCTGCTTTTACTTTTGCTGTAAGCTCATCATATACTGTTTTTACCTGTTCAATATCATAAGCCATTATTTATCCTTTTTTGTTTGATAAATTAGAACCAATATGCTTTGCAGTTTTTTCTATAGATCTTCCTATTACATATCCACCTATTCCAAGTTTTAATAATTCCCACATCTCTTCAGTAAGCGTTAATGTTGGAACATTAGTCCCAAAAGCATTAAAATAAGGAACTAACACGTAATTGTTGAAAATAATAAATACAAATACAAGCATTGTAATAGGTCTCCAAGAAGAAGTAAGCCAATGTTCTGAATTAGCTTCAGCTTCTATAATGTTGGCTCTCATTTTAGTGTATTCCATCTCAACCTGTTGTAGTTTCATTAATATCTCTGCCTGTTTGTTTGGGTCTTTGATAGCTTCACCTGTTATAGCCTCTCTTATATCCTTGAATACAGAACCAACGTCCTTAAGAGAAAAGTCTATTAAACCCATATCAGTTTCCTTTTAATATCTCATAAAGTTTATTGGGACTTATTCTGCTTGGTTCTAAAGGGAATAAAGGCTTATATCCTCCAACTTTTAAAAAGTTAGCTACAAACTCACTACAGAACCAACGGGTGGTTCTATCCTGGAAAGGTAAGATAAAGCCGAAAATCCCCATCCAGTCATATTTAGAACCAACAACCTGATTAAAGAAGTGCATTGAATTATGTAGATTTGGTAAATCTACAGTCACATAATCCCAAACATTGTTATCAACTGTATGATATTTTTTTCTCACTCTGCCATCTCTTGGAGAAGTAGAATACATCATATCTCCAATTATAACCTCTACATGAGAATGTTTGCCTTTTGTCCACCAAGCTATTATTTTATCATCCCATTGAGCTTTTGATTGATTGGCTTTATAAAAGGCAACCTGTATTTTAGTTTGATACATTATAAACATCCTTAATGATGTCACCTATTTTAGCTTGTCTGTCAAATATTTTTTTAATCATCTTATCACCCTCTTGTGCAAACTGAACATCTGCTAAAGTCTGTATATTATCAAAAACTTTAATCATTTCTTCGATCATTTCTTTGTCTTTAATTTTGTTTTTAGTTGTCGTAGGCAATGCTTCATAAATTCTTTTAATAACGGACATCATTAGACTAATCATCTTTGCATTATCAGCAATACTGTCAGGCAAATCAAAAACTTCATCCTGTATTCTTTTTCTTGCTAAACCTTTTTTAACATTCTCACTTTCAGAAGCTACAGGAATTTCCTGTATTGTTTTTTTGTAATATAAACCATCTTTTGTAGTTACAGTTTCTTTTATTTCGTATCTCATTTATTATCCTTTTTTCCATAGATTTGAAGTGAACGGTTCTATAATCTCTAGTCCTTTATTAGGAGACACTATTTTTCTTTGGATATATCTACCTTCTTTTTCTAAATCAGAAAATACTGCTGTGAATTTATCTTCTTTATAGCTTACACTTTTTGGTTCTAATTCAACAAAGTTTGAATCCTCTATATATTCTCTTTGTTCGTTGTAGAGTTGTTTTACTTCATTCTCAGTAAGTGTTTTATTAAAGATTCTTATCTGGTCTATAAGACCATTTAATTTATCGTTACTTTTCGCCCATCCTATAAGTATATTATATTCAGTATTACCATCTTGACCTAATGATTCAGTACCTATCTTAACACCATTAACATATAAAGTCTGTTTACCATCTTCGTAAACACCACATATATGTGTCCAATCTTTAACAACATCGTTGAATCCATTATATTTAACATATTTGTAGTCAGTACCACCAGACGATACTAAATCTAAGCAATTATCTTTATTATTCCAAAATAATGAAAGAGAACTTCTATTATTAGCATCTCGATAACCAAAAAATTCTACATATTCGCTATTCGCGCTAGGGTCCGCTTTTATCCATAGTGAAAATGATTTATTATCTATAAGATCAGTAGTTTTATATCCAGTATCTATATAACTACTCCCATCAAACTTAGCCGCTTTACCACCGAATACTCCAGTATCGTATTGTTCAGCACCATTCCAAGCACCATTGTATTTGTCACCTAAATCATTTGCATTTTCTCCATCGAAAGTATAACAAGCAATACAGCTATTGTCGTTGAATATGTCAAGTGTTTGCGTTGTATCTTTGCTAACAAATGATTTAGCCACTGCAATACTAACAGATGGAGATTGTTTCCTAAATGCTTTTACTGGTGCTTCTGATACATCTGCAGATGATATGTCTGCTGTGTATTTTGTTGCTTGTTCGTTGTAGAGTTGATTTACCTCTTCTTCTGTAAGAGAACGATTGAAAATTCTTACTTGGTCTATACCATAGACAGGCCACTTGTCATCACCTGCATCAGAATTTAATTGTTCTATATTATATAGAGAACAAGTAGAATCTGTAGATGCGACTTCATTTGTATCTAACAATATCCTTATACCATTAGAGTCAGCAATGTATGTTATCATATGGTAGCCATCAGAAATGTCAATATTGCCAGAGTGTAACTCTACACTGTCACTTCTAAAACCAATACCATCTTCATCATTTGGATCGGCCGTTAAATAAAACCTTCCATCAGTATTTGAACTTAAGAACCTGCAATTACTGCTAGTATTTTTATTGATATCCATCCATAAATTGATTGTAAATTCATTTTTTAATGATATTTTAGGTATTTTAATATTATTGCTTGTTGAGTTGTTAAATACTGCCGCCTTTCCAAACTTTCCATCTTCATAAGCCTCAGTTCCAGACCAAGTTCCATTATAGTTACCAGATAAATCATTAGCATTCTCATCATCAAAAGTATAAGTTGCTATACAACTACCATCTCCAAAAATATCAAGTATTTGTGTAGAATCTGTTTCTTCTGTTGTCACAGAGCCAAGTTTTGTTTCAACAATACTATCATCATTTTCAATAAGTAATACATCTTCATTTTCACTTACTTCAGTGTAAGTAACCAAAGCAGTACTTGTAGTGTCATCTAAAAGATGTATTTCTTCAGGTTTATAATTTATAGTAGTATCTGTAACTTTTGCAAAATCAGGATCAGGTGTATCACTTCCTCCGCTTAAACTTTCAGGTACTGACAAGAAATCGCTTTCAATAGTCCAATTATTACCTTCAGAACCAACCGTTTTATATTCAATAAATATTTCTGTACCGTTTTGTGTGTATGTTACATCATTTGGCAGGTTTGGTTCTTGTAATAGATTTGCAACTGTTTCCTCAATAGTAGAACCAATCTGCACATCGTTTTCTGCTTGTGGTTTATCTCTAAACGTAAATTTAGTTCCATTGAACTTTATATAGTTTCCATCGCTTGGATTTTTAGTAAAGTTTACTTTAGCTGACGCTTTATAACCATCATCTTGTTTTATTATCTTTTCTAAGTATGTTGCATTGTCTTTTATTGCTTTCATTTATACTCCTTTTAATATTTGAATCCATCACTAGTATCAGCATTTTTAGAGAAATCTGCATTGCTTATCGTTCCATCTGATGTGATAGGAACTTTCAAAATAGTTATATTCTTAGTTGTTGTATCACTTCTCAGTTTACCTGTTTCAATTGCATAACAAGAAACAGTAGCTTCTGTATCCTCTTCAACATCTTTTGTAGTTAATGTAGCAGTATTACCACCACTATACTTAATAGTTCCTGCATTAGTGCTAAAATGATAATCTGTGTCACTTTTATAATTTGTTATTGTTATTGTAACTTCTGTATTTTCATTTGCATTCTTTGGCATATCTAATGCAGGAGCTTCACTTTTTAATTCAACAAATTTTGAATTGATTTTATCAGAACTCCAAGTTCTTTTAGTTGATATTACATCATCATCAATTACAGCTTCAGCATTGCTTGAAGTAGATGAAACTAGCTTCCAATCAGTACCGTCATATATTTCAAGTCCACCTATTTCAGTATTGAAGTATAAATCTCCTTTTTGCAATGGAGTACCGTCATTTCTTTTTGTTGGATCTTTATCTTTAGCTCCCTGATACTGCTCAACAAAATCTCCGCTTATTGGTTCCCAGTAAGCCTTATCGCTTAACTCTTTTCCAGCAGGAACATCCTGTTTTGAAATGTATTTAACACCATAACTATTGTTGACAATAGTTAATAATTCATAATCCTTTGTCTCATCCCATTCTCCACCAAAGGTTATCCTAACCTTTCCTAGATTCAATGTTCCCAAGTTTTACTCCTTTAGTTGTAGTTTATAACAAGATAGCCGTCATCATTTATTGACGGAGTTGATGAAGCATCTATCTGTGTAACCAATAAATGACCGTTTGTATCTATTGTTGCAGAACCAAGGTCTACATTGAGATACGCTTGAACTGTTCTTACATCGGCATGATATATTGAATAATTGTCGTTTAGTTTAATGATGTCGTCTTTTACTGATGCTACAGTATTTACATCATCAATGTTATTAGCTACTGTATTAATAATGTCAACATTATCAGATACTTTACTAATATCTGATAAATTATCAGAAACATTCTTTACTTTTTCAATGTTGGTTCCTACATTGTCAACATTAGTAATGCTTTTAGCAACTGTATCTATGCTAGTTTTATTATCTAAAACATTGTTAATTGAATCTATATCAGATGCAACAGATTTTATACTATCAATATTAGAACCAACATTGTCTATATCTTCAATATTTTCAGCAACAGCATTAATGCTATCTTTACTTTTTGCTACGTCTTTTATGCTGTCTATATTTGTAGCAACATCTTTAACTGTATCAATAGAGTCAGACAATTTGTTAACGTCTGCAATATTATCAGCTACGCTTTTAACAGCATTTATATTAGAACCAACCTCTTTAACCTTATTGTCAGAAAGCATATCTGATAAGATTTTATTTGCTGAGGACACCTTTTTATCTATATATGTTTTTAGAAAATCATACATTTGTTGTACTGTCATAGCCAAGCCTTTTTATGTAGTTTTGAGTTGTAGTAAGGATATTTATTCATAAGAAGATTAAGTTCATTGTTCCATTTTTGAAAATCT